TCGGCGGGCGCGGGCTGGGGCGGGGCGAAGGGGGAGCCGAAGGCTTCGTCGAGGGCGGCTTGGTCGATGGGGATTTCCGGGGCGCGGACTTGGCCGAGGTTTTGGGGGGCTGGCGCTGGGGCCACGGGGCCGGGCGCGGGGGCCGGGGAGGAAATGGGCGTGAAGTTTTGGGGGACTTCGGCGGGGGCGGCTGGCGGGGGCGTTGTTGATGCTTGGCGGCGGGCGGCGATCCCGTCAGCAATGGTGGTGACGCCGGTTTCGAGGGCGACGGGGCCGCCTCCGAGCAGGAGGGATTGGGCTCCGGCGACTTGCATGGCTTGGCCGGTGCGGGCGGCGAGTTCGGCGTTTGAGATCGGCGCACGGACGCCTTCGGCTTCGGCGAGCTTTTGCTCGATGACGGTCTGCGCGGGCGTGGTGATGAGCGTTTCGCCTGCGGCGGCGGCGGCGAGCTGGCCTGCACGGCGGGGGAGATTGGAGACAAAGGAGGTGACGGCACCGGAGTCCCCCACCCTTACGGCTTGCATGAGGGCTTTGCCGGAGGCGGCTACGGAGTCGCGGGCGACTTTGGCGAGGGCGAGGTCGCCGACAAGCTCGAAGGGGGTCTGGAGAAGGGCTTGGCTGTGGGCGTATTCGGCGCGGGCCTCGGGGTCGAGGGGCTTTCCTGCCTGCGCGGCGGCTTGCTCGAATTCGGATTCGGCATTGGAGAAAACTTGAGTGTAGCCAAGGGTGAGGCCAAGGTAGGGATTGAGGATGGCTCCGGCTGTGGTGGGGGCGCTGCGACCGAGGCTATCGGCGACGGTCATCCAAAATTCCTTGTCGCGCTCGGGGCGAATCTGGGCGTGGGTGTAATCTGCGGCGATGGCTTGCTGGTTTTGCCTGGCTTCGGCGGAAAGGTCGCCGGAGGCGCGGGAAAGGCTCCCAAGGAAGTTCTCGGTGACGGGCTCGCCAGTGGTGGCTTGGCGGGCTTTGGCGAGTTGGTTTTGGAGGGTGGAAATCTCGGCGTCGAATGGGCTGATGCGGTCGCGGTTTGGGCCGAGGTCGCCCTTGGTGAATGCGGATTGGCGGCTTTGGAGATCGGCGAGGCGGGATTCGAGCTTGGGGACATCCTCGATGGCGGCGGCTTGGGATTTCTCCAGATAGGGATTTTGCTGGGGGCGGAAGAAATCCTCGACGATGGAGTAGAAGCCGGAGCGGACATCCTCGACACCGAGGCGGGCTCCACGCTCGGCGCGGTTGTAGGCTTCGACGGCGCGGTTAGGGGGATTCATCTCGGCGGCGGCATCGCGGCGGATGATTTCCATCTGGGCGTCGGCGGCGGCTTGGGCTTCGGGGCTCACGGCTTGGGCGCGGCGGATGGTGACGGTGCCATCGGGGTTGACGGGGGCGGCTCCGAGGTTGACGCGCTCGAACATGGGGAGGTTGAGGATTTCGCCAACGGCGGCGGCTTGCTGGCGGCGCTGGCCTTCCTGCGGGTCGCGGTAGTCGAGCACTCCGAGGGCGTCGGCCAACTCGGGGCGGATGATGGGCAGGCGGTCGTCGGGGGTGGTGGCCTCGGCGACGGCTTGCTGGGTGGCGGCTTGGTCCGCTTGGAGAGCAGCGAGAAGAGGATTGGCCCTTGGAGCTGGCGCAATTTCAGCGGAAGTCTCGGCAGGCTCCGGCGCATCGAGGGGCGTGTAGGTTTGATCCACCTCTTCCGGGAATGCGAGCGTGTCTTCGCTCGACGCAGCATCGGGCGTCATCTCCGGCAAGGGGGTGGCGAAGTCGATCATGCGCGCCCCGGCGGCGGGCGTGGGGGCGGACATGGGAGAAAAGCCCGAAGCGGAATTGCCCTCGCGGTCAGCCAGGAGAGCGTCGAGAAGAGGATTGGCCATGAAGCTATTTTACTGGCCCATCCAAATGCCTTGATTTTGGGGCGGGTAAACGGACCGCACGGCCCAATCACCATATTGGGATTGGAGTTTGGATTTGATTTGCTCGTCGGTAAATCCAGCGGTCTTGGCCTCCGAAACCATGCTACGGATCGTCTCGGCGTTCATTTTGGGAGGCAGGGCGGCTTTGGCATCGGCAGCAATTTGGGCTTTCTGCGTGTAAGCATTGCCGAGGGCGGCGTAGGTGGCTTCGGCTTTTTGGATGTCGAGTTTGTTCTCAGCTAATTTTCCAACAACGGTCAGCGCGCCTAATAGCTTGTCGGGGTCCTTTGAATACTTCTGCTCCATGCCTTGGAGCATTTGCATGTCCAGCCCGAGCGAGCCTGCGTTTTGCTTGTAGGTATCCAACATCCCGGCAGCCGTGTCGTATTTGATGGCTTTGGCTTTGACATCGTTGAGAGCTTCGCCGAGGCCGGGGATTTGGTTTCCTTTGGCGTCGGTAATCATGCCTGCGGTGTTGAATCCCGTGGCGGCTCCGAGCCCTCCGCCAATGGCGCTGGTAGCTCCGCGCATGATTCCATCTGCCAATGCTTGATTTCCGGCGGCTTTGATTTCAGCGCTGCGGGTTTGGTAACCGGCGAGGATTTGGCCGGATTCGTCGTTTACGGTTGGGGCGTAGGGCATGGTAGGGATTTTTTGGTTCGGGCTTCTATGCAGAGTTGGCTGCCGGGTTGAAATGCGCGGCAGGCGTGTGGGCGGGATTCGTATATTGCGCAGGAGACTCCTCGGCCCACCTCGCCACGGAGAGCGATGCAGCGTCCGCAGGGTGAGGTTTTGAGCAGGGGGTAGTCGGTGCGTTGGTATTCGGGCGGGATGCCGGTGGCGTCGGAGCGGTCGCGCCGGAGCACGGGCCAGCTCCAACGGTGCGAGCAACATGCCCCACACCGTTGACAGTCGAATTGGGTTGCCATGTGGGTTGAAATCCTTGTTCGGGGATGGCGTTGTCTTCGTAGGGGGCGAGGTGGGCGATGTTGTTCACCTCGCTGCGGAGCTTGGGGCAATAGACGGGGCTGGAGAGGTGGCGGTTCACGCAGTTCCAGCAGATGGGGTAGTAGTCGGCGTTGTGGCTTTTATCCTGCTTGTGGCCCCACTTGCCCGAGGCGCGGTCGTAGCGGGTGGGATCCATCGGCACGCCTTCGGCTTCGAGGTAGTCGAAGATGTCGTCGTCGGTCCAATGCCGCATGGGGAAAAGCTGCGTCGGGCTGTCGGCCACACGGCGCACATCTTGCATGAGGGGCACGCCGCCTTTGATGAGATCGACATCGGCGCTCTTCTGCCCGTGGAAGGCGGAATCCCACGGCCAGTTGAAGGAGCCGCAGGGGCGCTGGAGCACATCGGTGAGGCCGCAGAGGTAGCGGCCTTCGCGGACTTCGCTCTCGGTGGGGTGCTCGGTGCCGAGGCTGAGGACGAGGGCGCTGTGGTGTCCCCATTGGTAATACTTGAGGAAATCAAATCGGGGTGCGCCTGTCTCGATGTCGTAGCCATCCTGGATGGCGATGCGGCCGGGAGCGTAGTCGTAGAGCGTCAAGTCCCACTCGCGAGCGAGGAGGTCGCTGTGCGCGTAGCGGTGGCGGAAGCGGGGCTCGCGCCACTGCACGCACGGGAGCTTCACGCCGAGCTTGAATCGCAGGAGGTGGAGCATGGCAGTGCTGTCCTTCCCGCCGGACCAGAGGACGACGGGGTTGCGAAACTCCCGGAGCCAATGCTCGATGCGGAAGAGGGATTGATCGACGAGTGTGGCGAGGTGGTTTGTCATTAAATCGCGAGGGCTGTCATGCCCAGGACCATGCCGCCTGCGGCCATGCCGCTGCCCATCATGGAATTTTGCGAGGCTCCGGCGGTGGCTCCCGCCTGCAATGCGGCTCCGCGCAGGGAGGCTTGGTTGTTTTGGAAGCTGTTATACATCGACGCCTGCATGTTGGTGTTCGTGTTGAAGAGGTCGCTGCCGTAGTTCATCGTCTGGCCGTAGGCTTGGCCGATGAGGCCTGCGCTTGGAGCGATGGTGGCGATGGGCATGTTGCTGCCGAGGGCGCGTTGGTAGGGGTCGAGGGCGACTTGGCTTTGGGCCATCCCTTGTTGCAGGGAGGCGGTGGTCTGGCCGAGGCCCGCTTGCTGGCCGTAGAGGCCGGAGAGCATGGAGGTGCGGGCTTGGTTTTGGTCAAAGTTCATCCCGGCGACTTGGCCGAGGAAGGCGCGGTTGTATTGCTCCTGGGTCTGATTCGCCTGCTGGTTTGCGAGGTTGGCTTGCTGAGAGTAACCAGCATCAGCCATAGCTCGCTGCTGGGCGCTCTCGAAGGTGGCAAGGTTTGCTTGTTGCTGGCGGGCGAGGTTGGATTCGTTCCGCGTTAGGTAGGCTTGGTTTGCGGCTTGGCGGACGCCGGTGGCTTGGCCTAGCACGCCGGAGGCGAAGGCGCGGCGTTCGGCCTCGCGCTGGGTGGCGAAGCGGTCGCGGTTCAGCATTTCGGTGGCGAGGGCGGAGTTGCCTGTTCCAAAGCCACGGGCGGCCATGCCTGCGCGGGCGGATTGAGCGGCTTCGCGCTCTTGCTCGGCGGAGAGGGAGCGGCCAAGGGAGAGGTCGTTACCGGCTTGTTGTTCGAGCTGACCGAGAAGGCCACGGCCTCGAGCTTCGCGCATCATGGCGCGCTCGGCGGCGCTAGCGTTGAGGTCTGGCGCGACTTGCATGGAGCCGATGTCTGCAACGATGGCGCCTTGCACTTGGTCGGGGCGGTAGAGTTGCCCAGCGGCGCTGGCGTTAAGTCGCTGCATGGCGGGGTCTTGGCCCTGCGCGGCGTATTGTTCGCGGAGCTGGCCGATGCCGGTCTGGGCGGATTGGACTTGATCGACTCCGGCTTGGGCTCCGGTGAGGTTTTGGCGAGCGGCAGCAGTAAATTGGTTTGGCGCGGCTTCTCCAATAGCAACTTTTTCCCAACGGCCTTCGGTGGTTTTCTTGTTTTTACCTTTCCCGGTTGTCTTTCCAGGAATCCATCGCTGCTCGTAAATTGTGCCCCCCTCGCCTAAGTTTGCAGCGATATTTTGAACTGATTGGTCAGATTGTCGTTGAAATGCGTTATTTGCCCGAACCGCTTCATTTGTCTGCGATTCTGCATTTTTTTGAGCCGCCGTTGAAATGGCAGCAATTTCAGCATTTAAATCTCTTGGCTGGGGCGGCGGCGGCCCTTCGTTAGATTTTTTCTTTTTAGCCATATAGGTTAGTAGTAGTAGTATAAAGTAGCCATGGTTTTCGGGTGTGGATTTGTCGATCCATACATAGGTCTTAGTAAGATTTGATTTAGAACACCGTAAAAATCAATATAACCAGCTCCATTTAATAATGTAGATACCCAAGTTCCACCATTATTATATTGTTGTAAATTTGATCTACAAACTAATCTATTATTAGGAAGGTTATTGGTGGATGTGTAATCAGGATTTTGGCATATAAAAAAATCAAAAACTCCTGTATGATCCAATGTTGTATTAGTTCGTCCTGTAATTGAAAAACCTTGGAAAGATTCAACATTATTTACATTATTCCAATATGAATTTGCAACAATTGGACCTTCTGCATCAAGTATTCCATTTTGATTTGTTCCAACCAAAACTATTCCTTGGCCCGCGTCGATTTGAGACCATTTTTCAACTACTAAACAAAGCCTTTTTACATTTTCTGGTATATTAAACAAAATTCCCGTATTCCCATTCCAATTTAATCCATTTGAAATTTGCCCATTGATTTTTTGTTTATCTGAAAGTAGCGTATTTACTTCCGTTTCTGTATAATACCGGTCGTCGTGCGTGTGAGCCGCCGGAGTCCTGGCATCTGAGAGACGCGAATCATTGCCTTGGCAAAAAGTTCCGGCAGTTGTTCCGAATGATCCTGCTTGGAGAACACCACTCGTTCCGGTGATAATTGGCAGGCTGTCTGTGGTTCCAATAGCACCAGCGTTGGTTATATTCCCGTGCGTGTGCGCATTCGGATCAGCGGTGACGGTGATGTTGGCGCTACCGTTAAACGACACACCGTTGATTGTGCGTGCTGTTTGCAAAGTAGTCGCCGTGGCAGCGTTGCCGGAGCAGGAGGCCGCTGTAGTTGCCGTTGTCGCATTGCCGGAGAGAGCGGCGCTGATAGTGCCTGCGGAAAAATTCCCACTACTATCCCGGGCTACTATGGCATTGGCTGTATTGGCGCTGGTTGCCGAGGTGGCGGAGTTAGCGACTTTGTTTGCTGTGCTGATCTGCGCGAGCTTGTTATCGGCGATAGCGGCGGTCGCCGAGATGTCGGCATTGACGATGCCGGAGACGGTGCCCAGATCGACGAGTTCGTGGAGCTTTTGCGGGGTGACGAGTTCGCCGTTGGTAAATGTTTTGCCTTTGGTGAGAGTGGCCATGGTTAATTAAGGGTTCGGGTTTCGGTGGGGTCGCTGGCGCTGCGGGTGGCTTCGGCAGAGATTTGGCGGAGGGTTGGGCGCTCGGCGCTGGTGGTGAACTCCAGGTCTATGTAGGTAGCCTTGCAGCGGAGGGGGGCTTTCAGCGTGTAGTCCTCTTGGTCCTCGGTGGTGTTTGCCAGGGTGGCGACGGTGAAGGTGTTGTCGTAATCGGTGGTGATGGCGTGGACTTCGCAGGCTCCATCAGCTGGGAGAAGGAGGGAGGCTTTGGCGCGGGTGAGGCGCTTGCTATTGAGGCTGCCGAATCCGTAGCGGCGGGTTAGCAGGTAGCCTTCGACGGAGGTGTAGGCGTCCTCCTCATTAGCGTAGGGCACATCGTCTCCGCGCTCCTGCTCGTCGAGCAGGAAGAGGGTGCCGGAGCGGCTGGCGGCAAAGAGGCGGCGTTGGCTGTTGTAGGAGGCGACGAGAAGCTCGTCGAGGTTCACAGCGTAGGTGTCGCGGCTTTCCCATGCCTGGTTGAGGGCGTTGTAAACGAAGAGGGTGTTGTTGGCCTCGGCGTCGCCGCCTACCGGGCAGGCGAGGTGGTAGCGGTTGTTCCACCATTTTCCGACAGAGAGATAGGCGTAGTCGGAATTGATCTCGGCAATCTGGTCGGCGATCTGGTCGCTGAGTGGTGTGGTATTGCCGCGCAGCTTGAGGTCGAGCTGGGTGTCGAGGCGGAAAATGCCAGAGTCGGAGAGGAAAAACACATACTGACCGGCGGTGACAATCGAGCGCCGGGCCACGCAGCCGATCTCGTCGGTGAGGAGTTGGAGCTTGGACACGGCGGTATCCACCGTGAAGTCGGTGGCGGCGGCATTTGCTGAGTCGGAGAGTGTGGCGAGCCAGATGCTGTTCCGCATGAAGACGAGCGCCTGCCCCTCCACCCACGGGTGGATGCCCACCAGGTAGTCGTTGCTGCCTTGGTTTGCGCGGAAAGATTGGAAAAAGGGGTCGTAGAGGTCGGGATCCAGCACATCGCTGATGGCCACGGTGTCGCGGCCGTCTGGCAACCAGAGGCGGTTATTGAGGTAGGTCGCCCAGCCGGTCGAGCGGTGGGTGCGGAAGGACGCACCAGTGGCAGGCACTCCCGCATCGGCGCGGACAAACTCTGCGGTGGAGCCATCCCACCAGAGCGGCGGCTTGACGCGGCGTATGGCGATGCCAGCGGTGGCATCCGGCGCAGTGCCTGCGGGCACGGCGATGGTGAAGCTATTGGTCGAAGCGGAGAGGATGTCGTATTCATGCCCGGCGAAGGCCGCGACCGTCTCGCTCTCCTCGATGCGCACGCGCTGGCCTGCCGCATAGCCGTGGCTGGTAATGTGGACCGTGGCCGTGCCGCCAGAAACCGTAATGCCGCTGGCGGTGGTGTATTTCCACCCCCAGCCTGGCAGCGTCATGTCGGCCTCGCGCAGGAGGTAGAATCGGTTGAACGCCTGCACGCAGGAGGCTTCGTCCGTGTAGGCGAGGATTTCGTCGGCAGCGGATCCTGTGGCGGGGTAAGGAATCTCCTCGATGGGCTCGTCCTGTCGCCAGAGGAAGGCCGAGGTCGGGCCGCAGAGGACGATGTATTCATTTTCGTCGTTGTAATTTGGCGAAGAAAATGTGCCGCTCGCCAAGATGCCGCCGTCGTAAATGGAGCGAACGATGGTGTTGCTATCGAGCACAAAGGGCAGCACAAGCGGCTGCGTGCCTGCGGCGATCTCGTCGCCGAGTCTCAGAGCTCCCTTGCGGGTCTGCGCCACGCCTCGGTCGAGTCGCATGTTTTCGACATACTGGACCATGCCGGGTTGGAGCTGGAGGGGGTTGAGACGCGACGCCATGCCGAGAAATCCGGCATCTCCTTCTACAATGGTCGCGTCGTCTGGCATTACTTTTATTATGGGGTGAGCGTGTCAAGCAGGGCTCGGATGGCGGGGGCTTTGATGCGGGGCTCGCCGCTCCAGCGGCAACGGTCGGCGATGGCGCTGGGGGAGTAGCCTGCGTAGCGCACGCAAGTTTGGCGCACGCGGTCGAGGAGGTGGGCGGGAATGCCGGGCACGGCGCGGGCCGGTTGCTCCTTGGCTTTGGTTTGCGGCTTGCCGGTGAGTTGGCGGTAGCCGGTTTGGTAGAGAAGTTGGCGGCTGCCGGGCTGCCAGTGCGGGAAGGTTTGCTTTTCCACCAATCCATCGCGGATGGCGCTGGCGAGGATTTTGGGGACTTCGTTCGGCTCGCAATCCAGGTCGGCGCTGATGTCTTCGGCGGTGCTCCAGCCGGGCGGGAGGGAGTTGGTTTTGCGGGCGAGGGTTTTCCAGTTGCTCATAAATAAATGGGCGCGGTCATGGTGCGTCCGCGTTTCTTGTCAAGGAGGAAGTAGGTCTGCGTGGGCGGTTCGAAGGAGGCTTTGATCGAGAGCGCGTAGGCGTTGTAGCCGATGAGGCTGCCGTTGCAGAGCCAGTGCCGGTTTTGCTGGTATTGGTGCCAGTGGCCAAAGAGATCAAGGTCGGCTCGGTTCGGCGATTTATTCCATGAAGCGATTGCCTTTTCGGTCGGGATGGTAAGGCCCCCGATGCCGCCTTGAAATTTCAGCCCGTCGCCATGGTGAAAGCGCAGGCGGCGGCCATACACTTCCATGAAATTAAAATAGCTGTCGGCGATCTGAAACTCGATTTGCTGGTCGTCGGCAAAGCGGCCTTCGAGGATGCGGTAGAGCAGCCACTCGTAGCTGTGCGCGGCTCCGGTGGCGTGGCGGGGTTTGACGGTTGTTCTGCCGTGGTTGCCGTAGGAGGTCGGAATGAGGATGCGCTTGAAGTGGGGCTTGAGCGTGGCGAGCCCGTCGGCGATGCGGTCTTGCAGCCATAGGATGACTTGCGTGGGCGTCTTGCTGTTCGACTCGGCGAGTTCCTCGTGGATCATCCCGGTCATCAGGTCACCGCCGAGCCAGAGGATGAGGTCGTCGATCTTCGCCCCGTGGCGTTCGATCTCGGTGAGCCGGGCGATGGTGCTAAAAAATTTCTCGATGCGTTGCTTGGCAATCGGCAGCCGGTATTCGTTGAGGCCATTGACGCTGGTGGCTTCGACCGTTTCCTCGACATGCCAATCGCTGGCGAGCGCGATGGCGACGGCCTCGGCTTTGTCGTTCATCGAGACGGTGAGCGGGTGAGGGCGGATGCGCGTCTTGCCGAGCGAGAGGGCGATGCCGAGTTGTTTCTCCAGCGACTCCACGCTGGCGGCGTATTGCGCGAGCTTGGCCTTGAGGGCA